AAGAACATTGCGGACGGCATCAGTGAGCCGCAGCAAATAACAGACGAAGAAACAGGAGAGAAGCGTGAGGAGACAGCTCACGACTGGATGGAAGGGACCTACGACATTCGTTACTACGTGGACAGCAGCAAACGGTACCTGGGTGCAGAGATAATGGTAGCAGGAGGTGGCCCGACGATCTGGGTCAACACGTATACAAAATACGTTGAAGGTTACTGGGGCGGAGACAAAGTTCTTGAGCCCTTCAGGGATGAGCTGGATCTAGATGGNTATTGCGAAGAGATGTATGGCTGCTAAACGTAAGTACTACAACTTGATCAAAATTATACATGAAGAATGGTGCGCGGCCAACGGTTACCCAACCGGACGTAAACCCTTCTTTACCAGCGCGAAGCGACAAGCTGCAAGCGCACCGCATCCCAATGACCTGTTAGATTCAGAGAATGCTAAACGGTTCGTGGACAGCGCCAAGCCACAAGCGAAGCGCGATGCAACCTGAGGTTGCAAGCGTCAGGCTACAAGCTACAAGCGGCAAGCGACAAGCTAAGCGTCAAGCGGAGTGTTGATCAACACTCGTTGGATGTGATCCCAATCGTCAAGCGCCAAGCAAGGCGTCTCGCGATGATCGATCAGTAGCCCGTGGATCGCGGAGGACTCATAAAGTTTTATGGAACGAGGAGAGCCCTTTGGGCTTTGTTCAACAATAATGAAATTACGTTTTGTCTTGGTCATGTGGAATAGTTTTTGATGAGGGCTAAACGATACTTTTGGACCAGTAGCACATTTTAATTCACACATAAAAAATCCGCATGAATCATGATAACCAAGTAGATCAGGCACACCATAAGAGGCCCAAGATTCTAGTCTAGTCCAACTTATTTTTGGGGTATTTTTCTTGATTGTAAGCCACAGTTTCGACTCTCTTTTCATCGTACACACCTTTGATTACTTTGTTAACTATCAGACTTGTTCCGTACAAAAGATTTGTCGGAATTTGCACCAAGTAAACCAAGTAAGAATAGTAATATCTTCATAATTGACTTGTACGCTAATGTACGTTATAAGTCAATAACGGGATATCAAGAAGAAATCAACAAAGTAGCCTTGCTCTGTCCCTAATAAAATAATGTCTTAATTGTCTTCTTTAAAGACAAAAAGACATAAAAGACACTAAAACAATGTAAGCTATGAAACTATGCCAGCACCAGCCAAATTAAGTGAAAGACAGATAAAGTTTGCAGAACTTCTTGTATACAATGAGGGTCGCATGTCACCAGCAGAGTGCGCAAAGCAAGCTGGCTATGAGTCAAGGCCTAGACAAGCAGCATCAGAGTTAAGAAGTCCAAAGAGATCTCCATTAGTAGTTAAATACATTGGTGAGCTAAGAGCAGAGGTACAGGANAAGTATGGCATTAGCTTTGAAAGACACATCACAGAACTTGCAAAGATAAGAGATGACGCTAGAAAAAAAGGAGCGTGGTCAGCAGCAACTAATGCAGAAGTAGCACGAGGTAAAGCAGCAGGATTGTATGTGGATCAGAAGTTAATCATGACAGGTAATCTTGATAAGCTTTCAGAAGAAGAACTAGAATTTAAAATGAAACAGATTCTAGATGATCACAAAGACTTAATAGATGCTGTAGATGTAACGCCAGCGCCTACGATTTCAGATAAATCACAACAAGCATAACAAATAATACAACACCAGAGTGGTTGTTGAAAAATTTATTTATCATTGCGTAAAACGTTTTTAGATTTGTAATCATATTTTGTGGGTTTGAGTGGAGCTTTAATACCTTGAGAGTCGGGTCCTTTTACCGGTGGTATAGACTTCCATTTTACATTAGGCATGTTCTTCGTCAAGGTCTTATTTTTCATTAATTTTCTCCATCTTTAATATACAACCAATAGGATATACATTTCTATCAGAAAATAACTCATCTCCTACCTCGTAAGAAGCAAATGTCCAAAGGTTCTTTCTATCCTTTTTATATACATATGCTTGCGTAATCATAATACTTGGTTTGAACTTATCAAACTCTTCTACAGTAGCATGACCCGCATCGCCGGTGATATCAGCCCATGTAATCTTATAGAAGTAATACTTCTTGTTTTTAATTACAGTAAATTTATATTTAGATTTTTTACGTCTTTTCAATTTGGGCATATCTATTTACACTATAAGGGATATTTTAGGGCAAAAAAAGTTTTAAAAAAAACAAAAAGGGGTCGCGCGGGCGAATACCAACTTTGCTACTGTGCCACCTGTGCCACCAGAAAAAATCGCTCTGGCACACCTATTATTCGCTTATACCAACACTTATAAGCCAAAAACACCCCTTGTGCCACTGTGCCACCGAAAACTTTCGCTATGACTTAAAAAAAAAATTGCTCCAGAATATCTCTTATGTCTGGCACAGATTATGTCTAAATTGTGGCAAGATTGTGGTAATTCCGTGTCTAGCAGGTATAGCGCTCCTGCTAGATTACGTGATAGGGCCTTTCTGGGTACTTTAGGCATGCCGGTACCCTCCCCCTATCGCTACTCGGTTAATGATATGCACAACCTTTAGTTGTACTACCTGAATTTTGTTCATCATTTGGACCATCTGCAGGTTGTTGACCCATTTCCAAAAAGATTTTCCAATCACTTCTTCTTGCAAAACCACAGCTATCAAATATTTGTGCTGCCTCGTCTGCGTCTTTACAGTTAACAAACAACATCGTGTTTAATACTGTGTTGTGGAACATATAAACTGTTCCTTTGTTTTCTCTATCCATATCTTTGTACATACTCTCTACATCGTTAGCTATGTGCTTGATAGGTCTTGCTCTTTGTTTTTTTGTTTTCTTTCTCATTTGTTTTCCTTTCTTTGTTTTCATATTATATATATAGTGGGATAATCTGATATGTCAAGTGTTAAGTTTGTTTAAATGTCATTGATTTACCAAACCTTCTGTCATTATCGTGTTTTAGCACTAATCTTGCAGGATTTGGGTCGTTTAACAGTACAGACTCTTGTATTTCTAATCTTCTTAAATCTTCTAGGTGTCCATCTTGGGTCTCAATATAAACATGGCAGTCTGATATCATTGTACCTTTCTGGCCGTCAGTGAATTTTTCTAGAATTTGTTGTAAGTCTCTTAATCTCATCTGATCTCCTTTGTTCTATTGCCCATTGTTTTATTTCTTCATACCATAATGACTTGAGCTGTTCATTTTGGGTCTTATGATATTTCCTTGCTATGTCGTCTATTTTCTTAATCCTTGCCTTTGAGTTCATCATAATATTCATCTACTTTCTTTAACCATTGGTGTTGATATTTCCTCATCTCAAGACCTTGTATAATAAACTCTTGATAGAAGTTGTCTTTACTACACATCATAATTACACCCTTTTGTATTTGTGTTTTATGCATGTAGTTGTGGGCCATTGTATACGCTGCTAATTGATGACAGTAATCTTCAATCCATTCACGTCTCTTTGGCTTATTTGTTTGTTTAAAGTCTATGATAGCCGGTTCACCCTTGTGTATACCAACCAAGTCAGTTTGACCTGCGTAGAGTCCAGGATAGTATAGGCAACACTCTAATCCATAATACTCTGGCACATTACATAAACCTTGTTCTATAACTCTCTTGGCCATGTTGTGTGCTTCTTGACCAACAGTTGTCATATCCATATATCCCTGTCCTCTGATATACTCTTCAAGTATCTTGTGCATCGCTGTTCCTCTTGCACCTGATTGCTCCACGATCCGCGCTGCGTTGTCCTCTCCCTCTCGTTTACGCCAGTTGGCTAACGATTCGCGCTTCTTGGCTGATTGTGTAGCCGATAGTATAGTGGTGACCGAGGGCAGTTTATAGCTGTCCACGGCATAATGACGTTTACCATCTATGGTCTCTCTAGTTGTTTTCGGATAGACGTAAGATTTATTTAACTTCATTAGTTGCTACACTTACAAAGCTTTTCTCTTAATCTCTCTATCTCTTCAATCAAAGTTTTATTATCTTTAACAAGATCACGAATCTCTTTTTGTTGTAGTTCGATCATTCTCGTTAAATCTAACTCACCTCGATCATCAGGCATAGGTACGTCAGCGTTTCTATATTCTTCTTCTTTAGTCATTTTTTCTTTTTTCATGTTCCCCCTTAAAAAATTTTTCTAAGTGTTCTCGATACTCTTCATCGGAGTGTTCCTCATACCTCACACAATCTTCAGGTAAGTCTTCTTCTTTCTTCTTCTTATCATCAGCAAAGAGTTTTAGCCATGCATGATAATGTAAAGCTGCGTTGTAGCTTTCAGCTTTCATATACCTCCTTTGTTTCTTAAATCGTCAAGAGTCGTATCTTGATCTACCCACAGTTCGCCTGTTCTTTCACAGTCATCGCACTGTGCGTGTACTTCTTCTCCGGCTTGGGCATAAGGTACTCTGTAAAAACCATTTCCCTTACATTTCGGACAGAAGATCTTACGCTTTCCCGTTTTTATATCCATGTTTCTTCGCTTCCTTGTTAACTAGACTTTCTATTACTTTACTTATGCTTAATTCAGTATCTGATATTATTTTGTTTTTCAAAAAATGAGCCTTGTCCCACGCGGGTTTTGGCACAGATACGGACTTATGATACTTTGGATTTGCCATTGTATTTCCTTTCTATTGTTATTATTTTCTCTCTCATATATGGGAAACTATAATAAAAAAACAAGACTTGCAAGGAAATAATTTTTAATGTAAGATAAAGTCCTCTTCTCACACCTTTTGTTTGCCGTGAGCTTTCATAGCTCCGGCAGACAATTAAATGTCCATTTTGGGTTCACATTTAAAACCAACAACTATCTTCTCATTGTTGACACGATCTTGCCCCATTTGTGCCATCATTTCTCTAGCTACACCATAACCGTAGGTTGCACACGCATAGTGCGAATCATGATATTCATAGTGTTGTATGGGAGGCATACAAGTTCCATAAATTTGTGAACAGATTGTAAAGACTAAAATAAATTTCATATTGTGTACTTTAGAATGATTCCAAACAAGATTATTAAAAATAATATAATATCAATCCAGAATAATAAAATGATAAAGTTCCAGAACACTAATGCCCTTGGCCCCTATACTTCTTGCGCTTGACAGCTCTTGGGCCATGTTTCTTCCTGATCCTACCAGGTCGTTTCTTTGGTGTTCGCTTGTGGTAATTGTTTACCCCAAACATTCCTTTTTTCTTTGCCATTAATCAGCCAGTTCTTGAAAATACTCTTCGCTAGTTTCAGGTTTTAAATATTTAATCACACCATTTACTTTTTGTTCCAGATCTTCACCACATGTAGTACATCTATACAAAGTATTCTTAAGGCCCACTAATAGTGTGTGCTCCTTACATTCAGGACAATGTCCTGCTACTACTTCAGTCGTAAATGTCTTTTTTGTGTATTTTTTGTCTGGCATATCTATTCTTAACCTTAAAGACTTTTGATGTAAAGTGTCTTAACTGTCTTGCAACAGGATTTCTTTTTTTGTTTGGCTTTTTCATTACTCTAGGATTAGAGCTTTGATAGATTTAGAACCGTCAATGTTATCTTCTAGTTCTGCTTTAGATTTAATACACTTGTATGATATATTTTCACTAATAGGTGGTCTGCTAGCTTCACGTTTATGCTTCATACAAAGATGCATTGAAGGTTTGCCTGTATTTGGATCAACTTGTATTCTATGTTCTTTGATATCAGGGCCTACAAACATTAAAAGGGCTACAATTTCTGTAATCATTTATGACTCCCATTTGCTCTTACCTTATCTTTTAAAGTTTCTAAATCAGACAAAGATTTTTCCATTTGTTTTTGTAAAAATTGTATGTTGACTTTGTTGTGCATCATATCCTCGATCCGCGTTTCAATCTTCTCTACGGTTTTATAAAGGTCCTCCAACAACATCAGCTGTTCCTGGTCCACGGGTAACTGCTCACTTTTTTTGAGTAAATCTGCCTGGAATAGTTCTCTTGATGTCTCTAGTGATACTAACCTAGCCGTTAGTTCTGTGTATGCGAACACAGCAATAGCCACAGCAGCAATGATTCCTGCTATCGTCCTAAGATCTGTGCTTACTCTTGTTCCTTCATTTAACTTCATTGTCCCTCAAATACCGGTCTATCCGGGTTTTCTTTTTTCCAACCATCTTTTAACACAGTCCAATAACTAATACTAGCATCTGGTCTTTCATCAAAACTAGCAGTAGACATAACACCCACTTTCATACACATATTAATTAGCTCTGCAAATTCTGGTGGTGGAGGGTTAATTCTAGGGACTCTTTTACACTCTTTAATAACTTCTAATTGTGTTTTAATTTTCATTTGCTTTTCTTGTTCCTCTACAAACTCATCTGTACATGCTGACCCTAAATACTTTCTCCAAGTAAATCTTAACATTCTATCATCATCAGTGCCTTCATAATTATTAGTAGGACTATTATGGTTGTAATTATATTGATCATCTCTTTGTTCAACAGAAACTGAAAACTCACCCTGAGCACACGTGTTTGTGCCGTTGTTAAGATACTCGTTTCTAGCTTGTGCTGATGTTACCACAAACAGAAAGAATAATATCCAGAATAAATTACCTGTTAAGATCCTTGATATCATATGTATGCTCCCTTACTTGATCTGCTAATTGTCTATATAAATTTTCTGCCATCTCCCACGTTGCTTCAGCTGCAGATAGTCTTGTAGCAACCTCTGTTAATTTATCTTCTGCTACTTTTAAGTCTCTTTCAATATTTACAAGAGTTGTTTTGTTTGCTTCGATTGTATCAGTAAGACTAAGGACGTATCTTACAGATGTAAATGTTCCGGCTAATATTGCTGCTACTACGGGCACAATAACTATGTTCTTTTTAACCCATTCAAATCTTGATAATTTATTTTTTTTCTTCATTGATGTTTACCACTACCGTTTCTAATTAATTTCT